GACGGCCTCTCGCATCCGGGAGTCGAGCACGGCGAGATAGCGGAGTGTCGGGCCGAGTGTCGCGTGGCCGAGCAGTTTCCCGACGGTCCGGACGTCGGCGCCGGCGGCCAAGGCGTGCGTCGCAAAGGACGCACGGAGAATATGGCTATGAGCCTTGGCCGGGTCGATGCCGGCGGAGATCGCCGCTTTGTGAACCCATTCCGAGATCGTCGCTCGGTTTACGCCGAGGACGAAGCCGGCGCGGGTCCGGCGCTGATATCTCGAGGGAAGCCGGCGGAGCTCGGCAAGCACCAGGCGCGCGTCATCGGAGATCGGGACATTGCGAGGATGGCTGCCTTTCGTTTCGATCAGGCGCGCGACTGGCTGCGGGCCGTCGATGATGTTCTCCCAGCGCAGGCCGGCGAGCTCTTTCCGGCGCAGGCCGAGCAGATAGCCGAGCAGGATCCCATACGCCGCCCGCTGGCCGCGGAGGCGCGCGATCTCGACGACCAGCGCGGAGAGCTCATCTTCGGAGAGCGCCAGCGGCTCGCTCTCTCGAGGTCGACGCGGTCGAATGCCGGCCATCGGATTGCTCGTGACCAGTCCCTCGAGGTCCGCGTACCGGAAGAGCGACGAGAGCGCGGCGTGCATCAGGCAGCGTGCATGGCCGCGCGGGACGTGATCGCCGTAGAAGCTGAGAATGTCGCTCCGGGTGATCTCGCCGATCTGTCGGCGGGCCAGGCCGCCCACGGCCAGGAACCGAAGGCCGGCGCTCGCGTATGACCGCCACGTATCGGGCGCGAGTTCTCCACGGCTGACGCGGGACCATGCGTCCCACACGCAGAGAGCATCCATCGGCCGAGGGCCGAGTATCGGCTCGGGGCCGTAGTCCGTCGAGTGGTCGGAGGGCGCGACGTCGGTAGGTCTTTCGGCGGAAGGAAACCCGCTCATGCTGCCCTGAGCTTTCGGCCCTTAGCTCCGAATCCTAAGAGCTCACCGAGGGAGACTCCAAAGGCATCGGCGATCAGCTCAAGCGTCTCCCATTCGGGAATCCGCTCGCCAGCCTCGGCCGCCCGCACCGTCTCGCGCGACATTCGGATCTCTCTGGCTAGCCGCTCTTGCGACCAACCTCGTTCGGTCCGAAGCGCGAGGATCCGCGAACCGATCGCGGATGCGATCTGCTGCTGACGCTCGCTCATCTGCCGTACTTGCCGCATCGCTCTCTCCCCTCGCCCGGAGGTTGCCAAGCCTTGCGTGGGCAGACCATACGCTGCAACCTGCTTGCTTGACAAGCCCCGCATGGCGTGTCTAGGCTGTCCGCTGCCATGTCCAAAGTTGCAACGCCGAACGGGAAGAAGGCTGCGCCGCGGCGCCAGCAAGTCCGGGATCTGCTCGCGCGGGGGCTGACGATCCGGCAGATCGCAACCGTGATGGGGATCACCACGCAGGGCGTATACGACCACGTCGCCGGGATCGAACGGGAAGACGCTGCCAAAGAGCGGGCGTCATGAGTCCCCGGAAGACAGGGGGAGCGGCCACCGAAGCGACCGCTCCCGAAGGCGGGGCTGGAACCTCGCCCGCCGACACTCTAGCGCGTCGAGGGGATGCGGCCGCGGAGCTCGCCGCTCTGGATCCCCGGCGGTTCAACGTCCTGCAGCCAGTGATCTCCGTCGAGGGCGACGCCGTCTCGCCGATGCTCGTCCAGTCGATCCAGTTCGTGCGCGTAAACGCGGACGAGAAGGCGGGCGACGTCTACCACGATCCTCGCTTCGCGCCGCTCTGGATGGAGAAGGGCGCGATCGTTCCGGCGAAGACGCGCTACGCGCTGACCGCGCAGGCGATCGGTCGGATCGCGGCGAACGCCGGCGTCAAGTGGATCCCGGAGCAAACCGGAATGATCCCTGGCTCGCGCGAGCGCCGCCCGAACGGACACGTCTATCTGCGCTACAAGGCGACGGGCGCGGTCCGGCAGCCGAACGGCGAATGGTATTGGGAGCCGACCGAGGTCGAGATCGACACGCAGGACGAGGCTGAAGAGATCGCCGCGACGTATCGCCGGCAGATCCGCGACGGCCGGAACAAGTACCTCTACGGAGACAAGCGCGGTCAAGAACGCTTCACGGCCGACGACGTCGCCGGCATGGTCGAGCGGGAAATCATGCAGCTTCGGAAGTTCGTCCTGCGACACGCAGAGACGAAAGCAAAGACGCGGGCGATCCGCCGGTTGCTCTCGCTCCCGCAGACGTTCTCGCACGAAGAGATCGAGCGACCGTTCGCGGTCCCTCGACTGCTGTACCGCCCGGACTTCGCGGATCCGCTGCAGCTCGAGCAGGCGCAGATCGAGGGCCAGCGCGCCGAGCGATCGCTGTACGGCGGGCTGCCGGAGCTCGGGACGATGACGTCGCCGGCCGGGGCAGCTCCCGCGGGAGCCGGAGTGGAAACCTCTTCCCGGAGCGAGCTGGCCGGCGACTCTCCGGGGAAGGGGGCGGAGCCGGCCAAGGGAGGGCGCTCGGGGTCAGCTCCGCCCAAACCCGGAGGGGGCGAGAACAAGGCCGAGGATCCGACGCTGGATCTGGCCGGCTCTCCGCATCACGGAAAGCGATTCTCCTGGCTGGCCGTCCACGCGCGAAAGGCACTCGAGGACGTCCAGGAGAACGCTCGCTCGCCGAAGCTGCGCGCCATCGCGCGCTTCTGGTTCGAGCAGTCCCCGGCGTCGGCTCAGGAATCGTCGGCGGAAGGGGCTGTCGACGAGAGTCCAGCCGGCGCCGGCCTTCCCGATGGGCTCGAGCCGCATTCGTTCGTCGGGACAGACGAGAGCATCGGCTGCGCCTATCCGGGCTGCGGATGGGCCATCGAGAACCCGATACATCACGCCGGGCAGGCGCAGCTTCTCGAACCGCCGTCGCGGCGATCGCGGGCGGGCCACTGATGTTCGGCCAGGTCTTGCTCGAGGCTCTCGCGTGGCTCGTTCTCGGATCCGCCGCGGTCCTGCTCTTCGCGCTCTTCCGGGCCGAGGTCCGAGAGAACGGACGGAAGGTCCGCAGCCGGCAGGAGTACCTCGAGGCGCTGCAGCGGATCCACGAGCGCCGGCCATGACGCGCCGGCTCGCGATCTCCGCGAAGCTCTCCCTCGGCCTGGATTTCGTCACGAAGACTGCGGCGATCCTCGCGCAGCGGCGCAAGGGAAAGACGTACACGGCGTCGGTCCTGGCTGAAGAGTTCGTCGCGACCAAGGTTCCATTCGTCGCGCTGGATCCGACCGGCGCGTGGTGGGGACTGCGCGCCGCAGCCAATGGTAAGGGGCCGGGATTGCCGGTCGTCGTCATCGGTGGGCAGCACGGCGATCTGCCGCTCGAGCGCTCGGCCGGAAAGCTCGTCGCCGAGCTCGTGATCGACCAGCCGGGCTACTACGTGATCGATTTCTCGCTCTTTGAGTCCGGGGCCGCCGAGCGCGAGTTCGCGACCGACTTCGCCGAGCGGATCTACCGGCTGAAGGCGCAGGCCGGCAAGGACTTTCCGATGCACTTCCTCGTCGACGAGGCGAACCGCTTCGTCCCGCAGCGGCCGCTACCAGGGGACCAGCGGATGCTCGGCGCGTTCGAGGCGCTCGTCCTCCGCGGCGGGCTGCGCGGCATTGGGACGACGCTGATCTCCCAGCGCGCGGCCGTCGTGAACAAGAACGTGCTCGAGCAGATCGACGTCCTGATCGTGCTCCGAGTGGTGGGGCCGAATGACCGGGCCGCCGTCGACGGATACGTCTCCGCGGTGCATGGCGACGACGAACTCCGCCGCGAGCTCATGGGGGGCCTGGCATCACTGAATCTGGGCGAGGCATGGATCTGGGAGCCCGGCGGGGATCCCGCGCTCTTCGAGCGGGTGAAGATCCGGCGCCGGCGCACGTTCAATAGCTCGGCCACGCCGAAGCCTGGCGAGAAGCGGGTCGAGCCGCGCGTCCTGGCCGACGTCGAGATCGAGAAGATCCGAACGCGGATGATCGACGCGGTCAAGCGGGCCGAGGCCACGGATCCGGCGAAGCTGCAGGCGCGAATCCGCGAGCTCGAGAAACATCTCCGCAGCCGGCCAGCCGAAGTGAAGACGGTCGTCGCCGAAGTCGCGCACGTCCCGCCGGCGTTGGTGAAGGCGATCGAGAAGGCAGGGCCAGCCGTCGAGGCCGTCTTCGCATCGATGACGAAATCGCTCGAGCGGCTCGTCGGAGATCTATCGAGCAAGAGCGGCGAAGTGAACGTCCTGATCGCCGGATTGCGGGAGGCCGCGGTGGTCAAGCCGGAGGACGTTCGCACGGTCCGGATCCCGGTCCCTGCTCCGAAGGCGATCCGGACCGTCGAGGCCGGTTCGCCGGGCAAGTGGGAGCCGATCCCTGCATCGAACGGAGATCTCGCGCAGGGCGAGAAGAAGCTGCTCGCCGCGGTCGCTCTTCACTTCCCGCAGACGGTCGGCTTCGGTCGAGCTCGAGCGATCGCCGGTTTCTCGAAGAAGAGCTCCCAGCCAGGCACTTTGCTCCGTTCGCTACGCGAGAAAGGGATGCTCGAAGGTCCGAATGACGCTCTGAAGCTAACGTCGGCCGGCGAGGCTGCTGTCGACGTCTCCGTCGTGCCATCCGATCCCGACGCGCTGCTCGCGTACTGGCGCCATCGGCTGAGTGAAGGGGAGCGGAAGTTCCTCGATTACATAGTCGAGGGCTTCCCCACCAGCTACACGGCAAGCGAGGTCGCAACGGCTCTCGGCTACTCGACGACGAGCTCGCAGCCGGGAGCGATCCTGCGCTCGCTCGCATCCTTCGGGCTCGTCGAGCAGATCGGGAACGGCTACGCGGCGATCCGTGAGCTCGTCCGGGAGTACGCATGAGCGCGCTCATCGCTCCCGAGATTGCGGCAAACCGTTACGAGCATGGGACGCGAGCGCGCTACGTCTTCGGGCCTTGCCGTTGCTTTCGGTGTCGAGTGGCGAACTCTGCCTACATGGCCGAACTGAACCGTCAGCATCGGAAGGAATGGCGCGTGCGCCGCACCGGCTACGGCTGGTGGCTTGTTCGGAACGCCGACGAAACCGAAACGGTCCTGAAGACGCGGGATCGCGATGAGGCATACCGAAAGGCCAGCCGACTCAATAGCCGCGACGGCGACGGGCTGAACTCCAAACGCATTCGGACGCGGCTCGTTCGCGAACACTTGGCTTTCCTGCGGGAGAACGGCGTCGGGCTGAGGCAGGCTGCGGCCGTGTCCGGGATCAAGCGCGAAACGCTGACCCGGATCATGGGCAGCAGCTATCGCGGGATCCGGTTCGTCCGGCGCGATACGGCCGATCGGATCCTCGCCGTGACTGCAAGCGACGCCGCCGGCGGGGCGCTGGTCGATGCGGCGCCGTCATGGGAGCTGATCGGCTGCCTGCTCGGCGCTGGTTGGTCGAAGACTCGCATCGCGGAGGGGCTCGGGAAGGTCCGTGCGCTGCAGCTTGCGAAGTCGCGGATCATGGCTCGGAACGCTCGAGCCGTCGCTGATCTGCATCGTCGAGCCTGGACCGAGGATCCACGAGTCCGTCTCGTCTGTCGGCATGAGGCCGTCAAGTGAAGACGACCGAGGCCGAAGAGCGCGAAATGGACGAGCTCGCAGCGGCGTGGCCGGATCTCGCCGGTCGCTGCGGCTTCTGCCAGCGGACCGTCTCGAACGCGGATCTCGAGCATCGGGTCACGCCGATCCTGAACGGTGGCCGCGGCGTCGAGTGCAAGCGTCGGGGTGACTACCTATGAAGTTCCTTCACGCAGCCGATCTTCACGCCGGCCGACAAACGCACGGCCGCGTGGATCCACGGACCGGGATCAACTCCGCGGTGGACTCGGCTGCGCGCTGCTGGGCCTATGCCGTCGGCTGGGCGCTCGATAACGGCTGCGAGTTCGTTCTTGTCGCTGGCGACGCGTTCGACACGCGGAACCCGGACGCCGCCACGCTAGCGCTCTTCTCCCGGCAGATCCGGGCTCTGAAGCTCGCCCGGATCCCGCTCGTGCTCCTGGCGGGCAATCACGACGGGCCGATGGCCGCCGGGAGGCTCTCCATTCTCGACGCGCTCGAGGACCGGCCGTACGTTTACGCGCTGACTCGTCCGGAGGTCGTCGAGGTCGCCGGGATCCGGATCGCCGCGCTGCCGTGGGCATCGAAGGCGAATCTCGCCGGCGTCCTGGCCGAGAACGAGAACGTCGGAGAGCGCCAGATCGATCTCTTGCGCCGCGTTCTCGATCGTTTACGCGCAGACGCCGACGCCGACGTCCTGACGCTTCACTGGCCGATTGCGGGCAGTGTTCTCGGGACTGAGCGAGACGTCTCCATCATTGGTGAGCCGATGCTCTCGCCCGCGGATCTCGAGGGTTTTCGCTACGTCGCAGCCGGCCATCTTCACCGAGCGCAGCCGATCGTCGTCGCTCCACGTCTGAATCAAAGTGCACTCGCTTGGTACTCGGGCGGGATCGATCGCTTCGACTTCGGCGATGAGGGCCAGGACAAGGGCGCTCTCGAGGTCATCCTCGGCTCTGATTACGACAAGGTCATGTTTCACGCGACGCCGGCGCGCCGGCTGGTGACGATCCAGCTCGAGGAGGGCGCAGATCCGGCCATCGAGGACGTCGCCGGCGCCATCGTCCGGATCCGCGGCCTGGTGACGCAGGAGATCGCCGAGGCCGTGAACGTGAAGCTCCGCGGCTCACTTCTGGAAGCCGGCGCTGATCACGTGCTCCTCGAGCTCGACGTCCAGCGCTCGAGGCGGCCACGAGTAGAGGCCATCGCCGAGGCAACGGATCCGCTGGCCGCTCTGCGGCTCTGGATCGCCGAGCAGGGTGACCGGATCCCGCCGGCGATGCATCCGCGTCTCGAAGAGCTCGCCGGCGATCTCATGGGCGGAAGGGGGCCGAAATGAGGCGCTTCGACGATCCAGGGCTCGAAGACCAGCTCGCAGCGGAGCTCCGGACAGTGAGACGGCTCTCGAGGATCGCCGTCGGGGTCCTGGCCGTCTGCGTTCTCGGGCTGGCGCTCTGCTCCGGCCAGAGGCCGCAGAAACGGGCCACGCCGAGCGCCACTGCCACGCTGGCGGCCGTCCACGGCCAGGAGGCCGTCTGGGACGCAGGAATCCGTCTCCGGGCTTCCAGGGCCTTCTACGCGCTTCGGCGAGAGGCTCACGAGCGCTGGCTGCGGCGCCTTCGTCACGCACGCTGGCTGGCCGAGCTCCGGGCTGCTCGAGCGACGCCGGCGCCGGCTTTCGCTGGATCCTCGACGCAATCTCATTCGGGCTCGATCAACTGGTTGGCGATCGCCGATTGCGAGTCGGGCGACCACGACGGGCAGCCGCCGTATACGGCCGACTGGACGATCAACGGGACATTCGACGGCGGGCTGCAATTCTCGCCGTCGACGTGGATCTCTGCCGGCGGTGGGCGCTATGCGGCGTTCGCGTACCAGGCGACGCCGACCGAGCAGATCGCCACGGCGCAGGCATGGACCGCGAAGCTCGGCGGGGACTACTGGTCGCCGGGCGGCTGGCCGTATTGCGGGCGGTACGGATGACGCTCGGATCCGATCCCGACCCTACCCGCACCGACCTACCTGCCGGCCGGGAGCTCGGCCACGATCCACTCGGGCGCGCCATCGTCGAGCTCAAGCGCGAGCCGGGCCACTCAACGGGGATCGATCAGGTCGTGCGTCTGGTCGAGCAGCTTGAGTCCGTCGACCCTCGCTCTGTCCGTGTCATCGGGCGGTTGATCGGTCGTCGTACTCGGCTGCAGCAGGAGCTCTATCGGGCGCTCATGCAAGGTCTGGTTGAGGGCTGGGAGGAAGTCGATCGTGCTGTCCAGGCCGAAGGGGGAGGGGTAGCACCAGTCGACGAAGAGCTCCAAGGACCGCGGGGTAGACGCGCGTATTCGGAGACACGTTTCCAGGACTCACTCTTCGGCGCCGCTCAGGCTCTGCTCAACGGACTCGAGGCCGAGGGCCTCGTGACGCGGCATGGAACGGGCATGGTCGCCGCACTCGAGCTGGCCGAGCTCGTCGACTGGCCGGAAAGGCGCTGATGCAGACCCGAAAGGAGCTGAACGTGGGAGAGCACGGATGGCTGGCGAAGTGGCTCGCTGATGACAGTAGGGGTCCGGTGAACTCGGCCGAATGGCGAGCGCGGCATCCCGAGTACGACGGACCGTACCGGAAGCCGGGCACGCATCTGGACATTTCCTCATGCGGCTACAGCTTCGGTTGGCAGGTCTTTCCGGACTTGTACGAACGCGTTCCGCGAGAGGCGGGACAGTGAAGGCAACGCGAGGGCTCGGCCGGCGGTATGCGCCGGATCCACGCGACCGCGGCTACCGGCTGATGGCGCCGCGTCGGAAGTCCGAGCGGACCTATCGGTATTGGAACGCTCAAGGCTGGTGGGGCGACCAGGGCGGGGCGTCGGAGTGCGTCGGATTCTCGATCACTCACTGGATCGAAGACGGTCCGGTCACCCATCGCGGGCCGGCGCCAGTCGTCGATCCCCAAGAGCTCTATCTGCTCGCGCAGCAGCTCGACGAGTGGGACGGCCAAGACTACGAGGGGACGAGCGTCCGCGGCGGAATGAAGGCCGCGCAGCAGCTCGGCTTCGTGAAGAACTACGCATGGATCTACGACGCCGGCGCTTTCGTCTACTCGCTGCTCGAGCTCGGCCCGATGGTGATCGGCATCGACTGGCTCGCCGGCATGATGGACACGGACGAGAGGGGTCTGATCTACGCGACCGGAGAAGTCGTCGGCGGCCACGCGATCCTCGCCGACGGGATCAACGTCACGAAGGGCCTGGTCCGGCTGAAGAACTCATGGGGCCGGAGTTGGGGCGACGATGGCTTCTGCTGGATCCCGTTCGACGAGCTCGAGTATCTGCTCTTCGGCGCGAACGGCGAAGTCGCGCTCGCCGAGGAAGTCCGTTGAGCGGCACGGCGAAGACCAACTACGGCAAGCCCGACTGGAAGCTCACGCTGGCGCAACGCCGCCGAGTGGCGAAACGGCGCAACAAGGCGAAGGGCAAGGCTGGGAAGCCGGCGAAGCCATGAGGCACCATCGCTGGGTCGTCGTCGTCACGTATCGGCTCTCGCAGGAGCAGGCCGCCGGCGTACATGCGACCGACTTCGCCATGAGCTCGGAGGATCTCCGACTCGATCACGAGAACCGCATCGCCGTCTCGGGGCCGGGTTGCCTCGACTGCGAAGGACTCTGGAAAGACGTCCACGAGCAGCGGTGCGAGGCACCGAGAACCGGCGCCATCATCTTCGGCAGCATCGTCTCGCCGGCGGTCGCGTCCGACGTCGTCGCTGAACCGGGCCATGCACGCTCGGAAGATGCAACCCGGATCCCGGAGGAACTCGAGTGAAGGGCCGGATCCTCGGACTCTCGCTCTGCGGGCTCGCGACCGTCTGCGGCGGCTGGGAGGGGATCGCCATCGCCGACGGCGCCGGAGGGGTGCCGACGATCTCGAGGGTCGTCCAGGGCGTGCGGGACGCGAGCCTCGCCGGCTTCGTCTTCGTCGTCGGGCTCTTGCTCGCGATCGTGGCCGGCTCGCTGTGGTTCCTGATCTGGCTCGTTCACCACTGGATCCAGGAGCGGAGGTCGACGCTCTGATGCCGGCCTACCTTCGCGATCTCTCCCGCCGATGCCAGCGCTGCCACGTCAAGGCCGCCGTCGTCGAGCTATTCAACACGAGGAACTCTTCGCACGGCGTCTTCTGCCGGCCATGCGGCCAGAAGGCTCTCTCGGATCTCCGCGCAGCCGAACGAGGCGCGCGATGATCCCTCGCCGCCTCGAGCTCGAGGGCTTCCTATCCTGGCAGCAGCGGACCGAGATCGCGTTCACCGATGGAGCGATCGCCATCGTCGGGGAGAACGGCGCCGGCAAGACGTCTCTCGTCGAGGCGATTCCGTGGGCGCTCTTCGGTGCCGGCCGCGGCCGTTCTCCTGATGACTTCGTCAACGCATCTGGCGATCGCTGCATCGTCGTCTTCGACTTCACGATGGACGGCACGAACTACCGGGTCCAGCGAGTCCGTGAGCTCGGCGGCCGGGGCAAGAGCTCTGTGCGGCTGGACGTCGATATGAACGACTATGACGGCTTCGGCTGGCAGCCGGCCGGTGGATCGCGCATCGACGAGACGGAAACGGCGATCCGGGAGCTGCTCGGGCTGGACTTCGAGACGTGGGCCGCGACGTCCTGGATCGGGCAAGGCGACGCCGATCGATTCTCCGAGCTTCGTCCGGGCGAGCGGAAGGCCGTTCTCGCGTCCGTCCTGGATCTTGAGCGCTACCAAGCCTGGTGCGACGTGGCTCGCGGACGGCAACGCGAGATCTCAGGTCAACTTGCCGGCGCGCAGAGTCTCAAGGTCGATCTCGAGCGAAGGCTCGAGGCGCTGGGGGATCCATCGGCCGATCTGCAGACGTTCGAGGCTATCCGTGATCGTGAGATCGGTCGGCTCGAAGCGCTCGAGTCCGAGTCGGAGCAGATCCGAGCTCGGCGGGCGGAGCTTCACGACCAGGCGCAGGAGCTCGCGGGCGTACGCGCGGAGCTCGCCGAGGAAAGTGCCAAGCGAAAGGAAACCGGCCGGCAGATCCTCGTCAACTCCGAGGGCGCGCAGCGGGACTGGAAGCGGACGCAGACGCTCATTGATAACCGCCGTCGCCAGATCGATGACGTTCCGGAGTGTCGCGACGTGCTCGAGCAGGAGATCCGCACGCTCGAGGCGCGGCTCGAAGAGAAGGCCATAGAAGTCGCTGAGGCTCTCCGTGAAGTGGAGGCGCTCAAGACGCCGTCAAAGCACGAAGAACAGTTGGCGGCTCGGCTACAAGCCGGCGCCGGTGTGGAGGGTGAACTCCGCGGGCTCGAGGCTCATGAGCGCGAAGTCGCCGGCACGATCACGGCGGCCGGCCGGGCGCTGCGGGATGCGGAGGCCAATCTTGCGCGTGTAAACGAGCGGGTCATGGCTGCGGTCCAGATCCTCGAGCAGCTCGACGGGATCATGCAGAAGTCCACCGAACTCGGCGAGCTCCGCGGGATCCTCGAGCTCCTGGCCGACGCTTTCGGGCCGAACGGGATCCCGGCGCTGCTGATCGAGACGGCTATCCCTGAACTCGAGGCTGAGGCGAACCGGATCCTCTCCGGCGTCATGGAGCGGCTGCAGGTGACGATCGCGTCTCAACGCGCGCTGAAGACTGGCGGGGTCCGGGAGACGCTCGAGATCCTCGTCTCCGACGACGTCTCCGAGCGGCCGATCGGCAATCTGTCTGGCGGAGAGCGCTTCTGCGTCGACCTGGCGCTCCGGGTCGGACTGTCGAGGATCCTCGCGCGCCGGGCCGGCCGGCCGATGCGAAGTCTCTACATCGACGAGGGCTTCACATCGCTCGATCATTCGCATCTGCAGCGAGCCGTGGATCTCCTGGGCTCGCTCCGGAACGAGTTCGACGCGATCGTCCTGGTCACTCACCTACAGGAGCTCGCCGATGCTTTCGCCGACCGGATCCTGGTCACGCGCGGGCCGGAGGGCTCCCAGATCTCGCAGGGGGCGAGCTGATGGACTGGATCCGGCTCGCTTCGCGCTGGTGGACCGACCCGAAGATCCTCGCAGCCGGCCAGGACGCCGCGGTGCTCTTCCTCGAGGGCCTCGGCTATGCCGGCCAGCACGATACGGCCGGACGCGTGCCGGCGGCTGCGATCGCGCTCTTCCCGTTCCCGCCGACTGCGAAGGCGAAGACCCTCGCGGCTCGCCGTCTCGTCGAGGTCGAACTCTGGGCTGCAAACGGCGCCGGCTATCAGGTCACACGCTGGGAGCGGTGGCAGGAAGCCGTTCGACTCGATACAGATCGGCTCGAGTACGGCCGGGCTATGGGGGCTCGGAAGATGGCGCTGCATCGGAACGTCGATCTCGTGAAGGCCATCCGAGTACGTGACGGCGATCGCTGTCGCTATTGCGGGCGGAAAGTCGACTGGTCAGATCGGCGCGGAGTGGCTGGCGGAACTTACGATCATGTCGAGCCGTTCGGGGAGAACACGCTCGAGAACATCGTCGTCGCGTGCCGCGGCTGCAACTCGCGCAAGGGCGCTCGGACGCCGGACGAGGCCGGGATGGACCTTCGGCGACCGCCGGCTCGATCTGATCCCAATCTAATCCGCGATCTAAGTCGCCGACCTAATCCGGATCAGACTCTAGAGCAGAGTAGATCAGAGCAGATCAGAGAAGAGCACGAACAAGATCTAGATCTTGCTCTTCCCGATTCCGACCGTCGGGTTGCTCTCGAAGGGGGGTCCGGGGGGAAACCCGACGATTCGGAAATCTCCTGGCAAGACCACGTCGCGAGCATGGTCGCGTCGCGATTCTCTGCGGTCCTGAGCTCGGACGAAAGGCACAACTACCAGGCACTTTGCGTCGAGAACAAGCTCTTCCTCGACGTCTGGCCGCCGTCATTCGACCAGTGGCGGGAACTCGGCCCCTACATCGTTCCGGAGGCGCTGATGCGAGCTCGAATGCGTGACGTTTCAGCCGTCCAGAAGCCGCGGGCCTGGCTCGAAGAGCTGGTCCGGGAAGTGTCCACAGGTGGGGAGGATCCGGGGAAAACGGGCCAGGAATCGACCGAAGATCTGCCCGGAATCGGGCCGGAAAAGGGGGCGATCGATGGCGAATCTTGAGCGGCTGAGAGCCGGTCACACCGAGCCTTTCGAGCTACATGAGCGGAGGCAATACACGGCGACCCGAGCCTGCCAGTGGTCCGGGGCGACGCCGCGGCAACTCCGGTATTGGGATCGGATTGGGCTCGCGCGGCCGTCCATCCAGACGACGAGGGGCACGCCGGGGATCCCGCGTCTTTACTCTGCCGCCGACCTTCGTCGGCTGCAGGCGATCGTCTCGCTGCTCTGGGACGGCTGGACGGTCCAGTCGATCCGGGTACAGCTTTCCGCCGGCCTCGAACTCGAGGAGATCGCGCGGAACAACTGGCGGCAGACGGGCCGGGCACTCGACGGGATCGCGATCCGAGCGATCCGCAACGGTAGCCGGTGAACGAACACGATCTCTTCGGCTTTCGTCCCGTCCTGTCGCCGTACCGGCTGGGCGCCGAGGAAGTGGCCGCCTACCGAGCCGGCTATTGGCTCTTCCCCGAGACGAGGCACCGGAAGTTTCGTCGGCGCAAGGCCGGCGATCGAAAGCGGCGCGAGGCCGCGGGAAGGGGGAAGGATGCCGCGTAGCAGGAAGGCACCGGAGGGAGTTGACCCGAGCGTCGAGTTCGAGGGATACGACGTGACGCGCTTCACGCTCAAACTCAACGCGAAAGAGCTCTCGATCGACGACGCGCTGCATTGGGGCGACTACGTCGTGATGACTGTTCGCGGGCGCGTCGGCAAGATCATCTTCGAGCCGGCGGCCGACGGGACGCTCGGCCGTGTCCATCCGGTGTCGGCGTCGTCGGTGAGGGTCGAGAGCGCGTCGCGGACCGTGGATCCGAATCAGGCGGCGCTCTTCGGCGAGCCGGTGTCGGACGAAGGCGAGGAAGAGGGCGAGGATCCGAAGGCCGACCATATTCGGAAGCTGCAGGAGCCGCGCGAGAAGTGATCCCAGCGATCGCCGATCTGGCGCTGGACGTCTACGGCGTACCGGCCACGGCCGGGAACAAGACCGCGTTCCCGTTTATCCGCGGTCGCCGTCCAAACGGCCAGCCGATCCTCGGCGCGCGCATCGTCGAAGGCGGGAAGAGCAAGGCATCCTCCCGAAAGGCGCAGCAGTGGCGGGATGCGGTCGCGGCGGTTGTTCTCGAGCGAGTGCTCGGGAGCTCGCCGCGACCGGCTCCGCTGGACGGGCCGCTGCTCGCGTGGGCCGACTTCTATCTCCCGCGGCCGGTGTCGGTGCGGGCGGCCTGGCCGACGGTGAAACCGGATTGGTCGAAGTTGCTCCGGGCTCTCGAGGATCCGATCGTGCGGCCGGCAAAGGGTTATCCCGGACTGATCGCCGATGATGCGAGGATCGTCTTCGCCGTCGGCGGGAAGTTCTACGCCGACGATCGCCGGCCGGGCGCGCAGATCGCGATCTGGCAACTGCCGCAAGACGTCGCCGCGTTCCAGAGCGCATTCGCTGAAGTTTTCGAGCTGCTCGGCGACGCTGTCGCGACGCGGCTCGTCCGGATTCCGTTGATCTAGTGGCCGAGAGCGCGGCGGTCAAAGAGCATCGACTACTTGGGCACCGGCCGGGGCAGCACTTCCTCTCGTGCGAGGTTTGCAAAGCGCAAGCGGAAGCGCAGCTTCGGACGATCCCACCGGCGGGGCCGAGGCCGGTCCCGATCCCTCGAGGACCGCGCAAGCCGGAATCGCTCGGAGCTCGTCGGGCCGCGGAGATCGACGAAGAAGCGCGGGCGCACCGAAAGGCGCTGGCGGTCCCGGTCGAGCTCGAGGTCTGCCCGCATCCGGAGGCGCCGGGCTGGAAGGTCTGCCCCTGGTGCTGGTGGGAGCAAGAGTGCCGGCGCGGAATACCGACGCTGGCAATCGTGACGAAGGGGGGCTCGGAATGAAGATCGAAGAGTTCTACGGAGGGGATCCGCGGACGCATGAGATCCGGCGGGATCAGAGCGAAGAGCAGCGAGCGCGCTATCTCTCGCGCGAGGTCGACTTCGGCGTCTGGTGGCTCGAAGGCGATCGGGCATTCCCGCGCTACCGGGTGACGTGGGTCGAGGCAACCGGGGAGATCTACGCGTTCCGGCAGGCCGTCTTTCCCGGCGAGGAAGATGGCGAGATCAGGATCCTCGGCGTCTGCCGGGACGAGGCCGAGCTCGAGCGCCGGCTCGAGGGCTGGCCGGACCGCTGCGGAGAGCCGCATGGGCTGACGTGGGTCGCTGGCCGGCTGGTCCGGGAGGCCGTATCGCGGGGTTGACACGCGGGAGGCCAGCGCCGTATACTGCTAGATACAGGGCCGGCAAGGGTCCGGCGGAGCGAAAGGGGCTGGAATCCCATGCAGAGCACCAGGACGCACGAAGAGTACCTTCACCAGACGCGCGAGGCGGTCGTGGCCCGCGCGCTCGAGCTCGCGACGATCGGCGCTGACGAGGCGCTGAAGATCGAGCACACAAAGCTCGTTTACGGGGTCGGCGACGGCTCCTATCGCGGCGTCTGCCATTACGAAGCCTGGCAAAACGGGATCGGAAAGGTCGACGTCGTCGAGATCGCGGCAGCGGCCGAAGAGAGCTGGATCCAGCTCGCCGGGACGACGATTCACGAGCTCGCTCACGTTCTCGCGCCGCGGGGTGCCGGCCACGGCAAGGATTGGAAGTCGGCTTGCGAGCGGCTCGGGCTCCGTCGGGCACTCGCCGCCGGCAACATCTACAAGCTGGCGCAGATCGACCCGAAGATCCGCGAGCGCGTGTACGAGCTCGCGAACCTACTCGGCGACGGACGACCCGAGTTCACGACGTTCGGCTGGGGACTGGCCGGGCTGTTGCGGATCTCGGTCCGTCCGTGCTCCGCCGGCGTCGGAGCTCGCGGCGGAAAGTCTCGCGGCAAGGGTTCCGGATCCCGGATGCGGCTCTGGGAGTGCAAGTGCGAGAAGCCGGTCAAGGTCCGCGTCGCGAGCGCCGAGTTTGACGCGACGTGCAACGTCTGCGGCTCGCGCTTCGAGAAGATTGAGTCGGCGCCGGCGGGGAACGATCCCGCCGGCCAGCCGGTCGAGGGGACTGAGGCCGCATGATCTGCGGCTGCGGGGATCAGGCCACACACAAGATCGAGGTCGCCGTCTCTTCGCTCCGTGGCGTCGCGTACCGGCTCGAGCGCGGATGCGCTCGCTGCATGGATCGGCTCGCGTGGCGGCTCCTGGCCGCCGGTGCCGCGGCCGTGATTGCGAGGGCAGCATGAGAACGATCCGGTTCGTGCTGCGGGTCGAAGTGACGGAATCGCTCGCATCCGACGCGGTCGAGGCGCTGCTCTCACGTGTCGCTCAAAAGGTCCGTGGCAACCTCACGGCCCGCACGATTGAGTGGCGTGGCAACCCGCCGACTCATGGGATGCAGGTCGAGACGCGGCAGCTCGTGAAGAAGGGGGCCGCGAAGTGAACGGCTTCCGATCGTTTCTGTACGGACTGGCGAAGCTGCTCGGCGACGTGAACGCGATCCGGAAGGGCCGGGTCGCTCGCCGAGTGGGGCGACGAGTGGCCGGCAAGGCGACTGGCCGGCTGCTGGGGAGGATCTTCCGATGATGCAGTTCTATGCGCCGGATCTCGAGACGGCTTTCGGGCTCTGCCGGGCGCGTTACCCGATCGCGACGGGTTGGCGATGCTACGGTGCGACTGAGGCCGGCCCGAACGGCTGGCGGTACTTCACGATGGGGCCGGCATGACGCGCGAGCAGCGGCTCGCTCGGATCCGCCGGCAGGCCGAAGTCGTTCGCTCGTTCCAGGCTCGGACCGACGAGATGCGCGCCGTGCTTGTCGAAGAGTTCAAGGCGGCGCGTGCCGACAAGGCGGCCGGGCTCACGCTCGCCGATATTGGCAAGGCCGCCGGCGTCACTCGAGCTCGGATCCACGCGCTCACGCGCGTTTCAACGCGGAGGCCACGGCGGTAAGATTCTCGGCGTGGCGAAGCTGACGCATCGACGTCGCCGACGGATGCCGAAGAAGAGCTTCGCGCTCCCGAAGAAGAAGAAGTTCCCGATCCACGACCTACCGCACGCGCGGAACGCTCTCGCTCGGCTGAAACGCTCGAAGATCTCGTCGTCCGAGAAGGCGAAGGTCAAGCGGGCGATCAAACGGCGCTATCCGGCTCTCGCTCGGCGCTCGAAGGTGATCCGGACGCCGAAGTCGAAGGCCAAGAGCCGCCGGCCAGCTCGACGGCGGGTCGTTCGGCGGGCGAGGAGTCGCCGGCGCCGTTGAGTCCGGCCAGAGATCCCGTCTCCGTCGCCGTGCTGCTCGAGGCACTCGAGCGCTCCGCCGGCCGGATCCGCAAGCACTATCCGACGGTCTTCGAGCTCGGCTTCGAGGCCACAAGCCGCGGCCGGCTCGAGGGATCCCGCTCCGGGACGAGCGATCCGACGCTTGCCGTCGTCGAGAATCCGCAGAAGCAAAGCGCGCGGTTCGCGGCCGAGAGGACTGTCGGCTGGGTCCAGGAGGCGCTCGAGCTCGTGAACCGGGCCGATCGCCGTCTCGCCGACGTGCTCTCTCCGCCGCTGCGCGCCCGCGCGATCCAGCCGGACGAGTACCCGCGGACGGTCACGAAGGCCGAGCTCCGCGAGTCGCGCGAGAAGGCTCGAGCTCGTGAGGAAGCCTCGGCCTAGGCTCTGCCGGGTCTGCCTCTGGCGCCGGGCGACCCGCAAGGGGCTCTGTATGACGTGCTACCAGTACCGGCGCCGGAATGGAGCCGATCGACCGGAGGATCTCGTCGTCCGGCACGGCCGCCGGCTGCTAGAACGTCGCAACGCAGCAAGCTAGTGCTCCCGCCGGCGTGTTTTCGCGTTACAATCCGCAGGATTCCCGCACTCCGCCCCGGAGTGCTCCCGCGATGCCACGCCGAGCTCTCCGAAACTGCACGAAGCCAGGCTGTAGAGCGCTCGTCGCCGAGGGCCGCTGCCCAGAGCATCGCCGCGAGGACGATCGACGTGTCAAGTCGGCGCAGCCGTGGCGATTGATCTACCGGACGCCGGAGTGGGGCCGGATCCGCAGCCGGATCCTCGAGCGGGATCCGCTCTGCCGGTGCGACGCGAGCTGCTGCCCGCGAGGCTGCCGGCGCCGGTCGACGGTTGTAGACCATCGGTCGCCGCGTCGAGTCGAGGTCGCGGCCGGCCGGGATCCCGAACGCGACGAGAACCTCGAGGGGCTGGCGAAGTCATGCCACGATCGGAAGACCGGAAGAGAAACCGCGGCGCTGCGCCGCTGACCACGAGCCGGCCGTGTACGGCGCACCGATACCATTCGCCGCGGCCGCAGATCCGCGAGCTTCACCACGTCTGGCCGCTCGGCATGGGCGGGCCGTCGGACGGGAAGACGGTCGCGATCTGCTCGACCGGGCACGAGAACGTCCACGAATGCATTCGGCGTCGGCTGGGCGGTACGGCGCATCGGGCCGAGTACGGCAAGGCCGAATGGGATCTCGCCACGGAAGCGCTACGGCTGGCCGGAGAAAGGGTCGACGACTGAATGGGAGCTCGAGGGCCGACGGCCGCACCGACGCGGCTCAAACTGCTGAAGGGCGAGCGGAAGGATCGGATCAACGCGGCCGAGCCCGAGCCGCCCCGGACCGCGAAGCCGCCGGCGTGTCCGACGGAGCTTGCGCCGAGTGCTCGCAAGGTCTGGAATCGCCTCGCGCCGCAGCTCCATCGGGAGCGGCTGCTGACTGATTGGGACCGGGAGAACTTCGCCGCGTACTGCATGGCCGCCGGCCTGCTCCTGGATGCGTCCGCGGAGATCAAGAAGGCGAAGAAGGACGGCGGCGGGATCGTCGTCGCCGGCGATCGCAGAATCCGCGTGAAGCATCCGGCGATCCAGGTCGCTCGGGACGCCGGGAACGATATGCGGCAGTGGGCTCGGCACTTCGGTCTGTCGCCGGCGGGGCGGGCCATGCTCGAGGTTCCGCCGGTCGCCGATGACGACCAGGATCGACTACTCAGCTAGCCGGCTCGATCAGAAGCGCGCGGACCGCGTCCGGAGGATCTTCGAGGAGATCCTCGTCCACACCAAAGGCGTTTACGCGCGGAAGCGCTTCCTGCTCGCCGACTGGCAGTGGTCGGAGATCATCCGCCCCCTCTTCGGGACCGTCGTTTTCGATCCGGAGATCGACGAATGGGTCCGGCGATACCGGGTCGCGTGGCTCGAGCTCGCGCGGAAGAATGGCAAGAGCGAGCTGCTCGCCGGGATCGCGCTCGTGCTCCTGGACGGCGACGACGAAGAAGGCGCCGAGGTCTACGGGGCAGCGAAGGATCGCGACCAGGCCGCGCTTGTGTTCCGAGTGGCCGCCCGGATGGTCGAGCTCTCGCCGACGCTTTCGCGGCGGCTCCGGGTGTACCGGACCGAGAAGCGGATCGTCAACGTCCACACGGACTCGTTCTACAAGGTGATCGCGGCCGACGCCGAAGGGAACCTCGGTCCGGATCCGCACGGCATCATCTTCGACGAGGTCATCGCGCAGCCGGACCGGGGACTCTGGGACGCGCTGAAGACGGGCATGGGGTCGGCGTCTCGCCGGCAGCCGCTCATGGTGGCCGCCACGACGGCCGGGAACGATCCGACGAGCTTTGCGGCGACCGAGCACGAATACTGCGAGAAGGTTGCTCGGGATCCGTCGCTCGACCCGGCGCGGTTCGTCTACATGCGGAACACGCCGAAGACGCGCCGCGACCCGAAGACGAAGAAGGTCGTCGCCGTCGATTGGCGGGATGAGCGAGAGTGGCGCCACGCGAACCCAGCGCTCGGAGACTTCCTGCGGATCCAGATCCTTCGGGAAGAGGCGCTCGAGGCGGAGCAGAACCCGGCGACGGAGAACCGCTTCCGTCAGTTTCGGCTCAATCAGTGGGTCCAGCAGGCGGAGCGGTGGATCTCTCTCACGGTCTGGGACGAGGCCGGGATGGAGCTGATCTCCGAGCTCGAGCGCCGGCTCGAGGGCCGCGAATGCTGGGCCGGCCTGGATCTTGCGTCGACGCAGGACACGGTCGCGCTCGTGCTGGACTTCCCGCTCGAGCCGCCGCAGCACGCGGGGCTCTTCCGCTTCTGGGTGCCGGAGGATCGGATCCCGAACCTCGACGAGCGGACGGGCGGCCAGGCGGCGGTCTGGGTGAAAGAAGGCTTCCTGAAGACCACGCCGGGGAACGTGATCGACCATGACGCGATCTGGGAGCAGATCCGGGCCGACGCGAATCGCTTCCGGATCTGGGAGCTCGGCTTCGACGCGTGGAACAAAGGCAACATCGAGTCGGAGTTCGAGAGCGCGCCGTTCGAGCTCGTCGAGATCCGGCAGACGTTCCTCGAGCTCTCTGGCGCAACGAAGGAATGGGAGAAATTGATCCTTCGCAAGCGCTACCACCACGCCGGCCATCCGGTCATGCGCTGGCAGGTCGACAACATCGTCGTCGAGTCCGATAACAACGAGAACGTGAAGATCTCGAAGGCGAAGAAGCGAGGCTCGAAGGACAAGGTCGACGGACCGGCCGCGTCGGTCATGGCGCTGAAGCTCGCGCTGCTCGGCCGGCGGGGCGGCCAGGACCGAACCCTGCGTGTCTCATAGGGGAGACGGATGGCGGAGCTCGAGGTCGGGACGAATGAATGGTGGCTCGCGCGGCTCTCGGCGCAGCTTCGCCGGCGCGCTACGGCTCTCAAGCTGTACGACTCCTATTACGACGGGAAGCATCCGCTGCAGTTCGCGACCGAGAAGTTCAGGAAGGCATTCCAGGGGCTCTTCGGTGAGCTCGCGGATAACTGGTGTCCGCTCGTCGTCGACGCGGTCGAAGAGCGACTGAATATCCGGGGCTTCCGGATCCCGCAGGACGACCAGGCCGACGCGTCGGGGCCGGGGGACCGAGACGCGTGGCGGATCTGGCAGGCGAACGCGCTCGATGCGTTCTCCCAGATCGCCCATACGGAGTCGCTGATCGGGACCGAGTCTTACGTGCTCGTCTGGAACGACCCGGACGATCCGGAGACACCGGCGATCACGGTCGAGCATCCGGCGCAGATGGTCGTCGAATACGAGCCGGGAACGCGCAAGCGGGCCGCCGCGCTGAAGATATGGCGCGACGATTGGACCGGGCAGCGCATGGCGACGCTGTATCTCCCGGATCAGATCGCGAAGTATCAATCGTCGAAAGCGGGCCGGTCGATCCTCGGTGATGCCCGGACGGAATGGATCCGGCGCGAGGTCGACGGAGAGAGCTGGCCGCTCGAGAACCCGCTCGGGGTCGTGCCGGTCGTGCCGCTTCGGAACAAGCCGCGACTATTGGCGCCGCCCGTTTCGGAGCTGAAGCCGATCATCCCGATTCAGGATGCGGTGAACAAGCTCGTCGCCGACATGCTCGTCGCGTCGGAGTTCTCGGCGGTCAAACGGAAGTGGGCAACCGGGATCGAGATCCCGATCGATCCGAAGACGGGCCAGGAGCTCGAGCCGTTCGACCAGGCGATCGGCCGGCTCTGGCACGTGAAGTCAGAGAAGGCGCAGTTCGGGGAGTTCACCGAAACGGAGCTTCAGAACTTCGTCACGGCGATCGAAATGTTCGTCCAGCACGCGGCGTCGCAGACCAGGACTCCGCCGCATTACTTCTTCCTGCGAGGACAGTTTCCGAGCGGCGAGTCGATCAAGTCGGCGGAGACGGGACTCGTCGCGAAGACGGTCCGGAAGATGGTCTATTACGGCGAGAGCTGGGAGGAAGTGCTCCGGCTCGCGTTCGCGGTCCTGGACGATCCTCGAGCGGCGGTCCGCAGCTCCGAGACGATCTGGGCGGATCCGGAGAGCCGGTCCGAGTCGGAGCATATCGACGCGGTCCTGAAGAAGAAGGCGATCGGCGTTCCGACGGAGCAGCTCTGGGAGGACGCCGGTTACTCGCCGCAGCAGATCCAGCGGTTCAAGGATCAGCTTGCCGAGGAAGCACTCACGGTCGCGTCGAGCTTCGACCCGTTCGCCGCGGCTCCGTCCGCGAATGGCGGGCCGCCCGGAGTGCCGGCAGGGGCGGGAGTGGCCGGTGCCGGCGGACCCTAGATCGCTCGAGCTCTCGGACACGTTTCACGGTCGGATCGCCGAGCTCCGGATCCGGGCCGCGACCAGCGTCTCGAGGATCTTCGCCGGCGTGGACACGGAGGATCTGCAGGCTGCCTACCGCGAGGCGATTGCAGCGGCGCTGGGGATGATCCAGCTCGGGCAGACCGGCGCTGTAGGGCTCGCCAGGGGCTACGTGCGGGCTCTGGGACGGCTCGAGGTCGGAGAGGCGACCATCGGGCCGCCGGTGGGGGAGAACGTCGGGCAGACGGCCGATCATCGGCCGCTGGTGGCCGCTCTGGCGGCAACGCCGGCGAGGGTCTTCCTCGCGCTGAAGCGGGGTCGTTCGCTGGCCGAGGCGATCCGGTTCGGGGCGTTCTCGGCAGCCAGGGTCGCGGCGACCGAAGTCGTCGACGCCGGCCGGCTCGAGCTCGAGGCGCAGATCCGTGACACGCCGGCGATCCGGGGCTGGCGATGGCGCTCGAGGGGCACGTGCGCGGCCTGTATGTCACTGGATAACGGAGCGGTGCGGGACGGTGGGCAACCGCTCCGCGGCCATCCTTTCTGCGTCTGCATTCAGGAGCCGGTCTTCGACGTCGCTGAGACGGTCCAGCGGGACAGTGGTCATGAGCGTTTCAACGCGATGACCGAGGCCGAGCAGGATGCGAGCTTCGGGGCGGAGCGAGCTGCTCTGCTCCGTTCGGGGCGGATCTCCTGGGCTGATCTCGTCGCGCGCGACGGCGCTCACGAGTGGCGCGATGCGCTCGTGACCCGGCCGCTCGAAGAGCTCCTGGCTCGGGCGAGCTGACGAATGTCGATTAGCGCGGCAGATTGGCTGGATTCCTGCTGCTGGCGGTGCGGTGCGGCGGAGGTCATGCCCACCACGGATGGACGAGTCTTATGCGGCCCCTGCCGCCGATGCCTGTTTGACCCGATGGGTTGGGATCCCCGTGGCGAGACGCCGCAGCAGGCGGTCCGTCGGCTCTATTGGGAGGCGCACGCTCTGGAACGCTGCTGGCGCTGCATGGACCGCCCGGTCGATCCCGACGACGACTTGGGCCTCTGCTCGCGCTGCCGCTAAAGGGAAGAAGGGAGGACGAAATGGCGAGCAAGAAGCAAGTCGCCGCGGCGAAGAGGAATCTCCGCAAGGCGCGGGGAGCTCGCGCTCGGAAGCGGAGCCGCGGTAAACGTCGATAGGACTCCGCGCGTAAACGCGGATGGTCGCTCCGGGGCGATCCCGGAGCTCGAACGAAAGGGGCCGCGATGGCTCAGTCGCAGGAAGAGATCCAGAAGCAGAAGGAAGCCGACGAGGCCAAGCGTCGCGAGGACGAAGAGGCGAAGCGTCGGGAAGACGAAGAGGCGAAGAAGAAGAGCGACGCCGAGCTCGGCGAGGGAGGCAAGCGGGCTCTCGAGGAAGAGCGGAAGGCTCGTGCGAAGGCCGAGCGCGAGGCGAAGGCTGCGCGGGACGAGCTCGAGAAGCTCAAGCAAGCGAGCGAAGGCGAAAGCGACAAGAAGATCCGGGAAGCCGGCGACACGGCGCGGAAGGAAGAGCGCGAGGCTTGGGCGTCGCGCGTCGTTGCGTCTGAGGTTCGGGCTCGAGCCGGTACGAAGCTGGCCGATCCCGAGGACGCGGTCCGTCTCCTGGATCTGGACGACTTTGCGGTCGGTGACGACGGCGAGGTCGATCGGAAGAAGATCGACGCCGCGATCGACAAGCTGCTCGAGGCGAAGCCGTACCTCGCACCGGACAAGGGACCGAAGAAGCCGAGCGGATCCGCGGACGGCGGAGCTCGCAAGGGCGACGGCGGGGCCGACGAGAAGCTCACGCCGCAGCAGCGGATGGCTCGGGGTTACGCGGAGAACGCGAAGAAGTAGGCGCCCGTTCGGTCATGGCCGGCGGGCTTGGAGGAAGGGAGAAGTCCGAATGGCCGTGACGCTGGTTCAGTCGGCGCTGCTCTCCGAGAACGACTTGCAGCAGGGAGTGAACGAGACGTTCGTGATCGAGAGCACCGTGCTCGATCGCATCCCGCTCGAGCCGATTCAGGGGAACGCGTTCGCATACAACGAGGAAGCGACGCTTCCGGGGATCGAGTTCCGGGCCGTGAACTCGGCATACACGGAATCGACCGGGACCGTCGTGCAGAAGACCGAGTCGCTGGTGATCCTTGGTGGGGATGCTGACGTGGACAGGTTCATCGCCCAGACCAGGGGGAACCTGAACGACCAGCGGGCGGTCCAGACGAAGCTCAAGGTGAAGGCTGCCGTCTACAAGTTCCAAGACACGTTTATCAACGGCGACACGGCCGTCGACGCGAATAGCTTCGACGGTCTGAAGAAGCGAATCACTGGCGCGCAGATCATCGATGCAGCGACGAACGGGCTGCCGGTGATCGGGGCCGATGACAACGCGCGGCACGCGTTCTTTGACGTGCTCGACGCCGCGATCGCGGCCGTGGTCGGTGGGGTCGACGCTCTCTACATGAACTCGATGATCCGGCAGAAGATCAAGAGCTCCGCCCGCCGGCTCGGGGCATGGACGATGACCGTCGAAGAGTTCGGTCGCCAGATCGATCGCTACAACGGGATCCCGCTGCTCGACATTGGGACCAAGGCCGACGGGACGCTCATCATCCCGCAGACCGAGACGCAGGGAGCCTCGTCCATCTGTAGCTCGATCTACGCGGTCCACTTCGGCGACTCGCCGGAGACGGGCGGAGTCATGGGCCTGTTCAACGGCGATCCAGCTCAGCCGATTGACGTCCGGGATCTGGGCGAGCAGCAGGCGAAGCCGGTCTTTCGCACCCGGATCGAGGCGTTCATCGGCTTGGGCATGTTCGGCGGCAAGGCGGCTTCCCGTCTCCGCGGAGTGCTGAACTCCTAGCAGCAAAGCATCGGCGCGAGGCCGAGGCTCGAGGGCCGGCGCGAGGCCGGCGGAAGGGAGATCCGATGGCGCGTACACGGACGAAAGCCAAGCCCGAGGGTATGGATCCTGAGCTCCGGGCGAAGCTCGAGGACAATGCGGAGCATTTCCGCGGTTGCCCGAAGGAACGCTTCGATGCAAACAGGGAGCCGCTGGACGTGTACGAGCACCACGAGGCGACGACGCCGTTCCGCCCGGACGAGCCCGATCCGCGAAAGCGGGGAGGGATTGGAGTCTGGGTGACGCGTTGCCTGGTCTGTGGCGGCCATCGGGTGACGTTTCCGGAAGGAATGACCGAGGAGGCAGACGATGGCGAAGAAGGTAACCAAGGCGCCGGCGCGTAAGCGTCGCGAAGGCGCGCTCGAGCATTCGCAGGGCGGCACGACCACGCGCGACGACGCGCTGGACGCCGGCGTCCCCATGCTGCAGGGGGATCCGAGCGAGCCGACGGGACCGGAGGACGCACTCGGCGCGGGACCGAAGCGGGGCGACTACCGCGACCGGCTCGGCGACTCGAGCTACCAGCCGCACGAGTCCGTCCTGAACCCGGATTACGACCCGGACGACCCGGAGTCGCCGCGGACGATCCTTGTCCCGCAGCGTCCGCGCGCCGACGAGATCGGCGACGAGAAGGGGAAGAAGGGTGGCGTCGAAACGAGCTAAAGGGACCGGGCTGGCCGACCAAGCCGGCCCGCGTTTCCTTCTACGGAACAAGCGAAACCGGGCGATCGAGATCCCGCCGATCGGCACGCTCGAGCCGTACCAGGAGCTCGAGGTCGTCATGCACGAGCCGCAGACTGCCGCTCGGCTCAAGCAGGACTTCGGCGCCGACGTCGAGATCACGCCGGCCGGCTAGAGGGAGGTCGCCGTGGCAAAGAAGCAGGTCTTGATCCGGCACAAGGCGACCGGCATGTTCGAGTCGTTCGACTTCGCCGAGAAGCAAGAGGTCATGGAGCCGGACGACGAGGGCACGCTGCGGCCGGTCGAGAAGACACGCAAGGAAGTCTTCGAGGATCTGGATCCGAAGTCCTACGACGTGATCGATTCGGACAAGCTCACGCACGATGAGCAGGTCGCCGCTATCGATCGCGCGATGGGGGATCTGCGGGCCAGCAAGGCGAAGCTCGAAGGGAAGGCACGATGAGGGGCCGGTTGATCGAGGGCGAGGCGCATGTCCGGATCCGCCGGATCCGCGCTCGGGCGCACGATTGGGTCGAGGTCGACGGCGTTGCGATCTTCGACGGGCATCGCGTCCCGATCATCCGAGGCGCGGCGACCGGCGTATCGATGACGAACTACCTCGAGAACGCGCTGCTGAACGAGGTCTTGCGAAATACCAACTTCGCGCCGATCACCACGATCTACGGTGGGCTGCTAACCGCGACAAGCAATAGCGAGGCGCAGACGTGGACCGAAGTCTCCGGTGGAGCCTACGCGCGGCAGGCGATTGCGTTCAACGCTCCGGACGGGACCGGGACGTGCGCGAACACGTCCGACGTGCTTTATCCGATAGCGAGCGCCGGTTGGGGGACGATCACCGACTTCTTCCTCGCTGACGCGGTCACGGCTGGAAACGGCGTGATCTACGGAGCACTCAGCGTGGCGAAGACGATCAACTCGAGCGACCAGTTCGTCTTTCGAGCCGGCACGTTGACTGTCCAGTTCGACTAGGGGGAGCCGGGATGGCGCTGTATGAAGTGGCTGTCGCAACGCCGGCTGCGGCTGCTGGCGCAGCGTATTGCGACATTCGCACGGCCGCAGGAGCTCGAGCAGAGATCCGGGAGATCGGCGCGGTTTGCAACGCGGCGACGGCGTCTGCGATCGGACTGATCCGGCCGGCCACGGTGGGAACGGCCACGACGACGACCGCGGGCCAGCCGGAAGATCCTGCTGACACGGCCGCGACGGCGGTCATTGGCACGGCCTGGTCATCGGCGCCGACGATCGGCACGATCTATCTCCGTCGGTTCGGGACCGCCGCGCAGATCGGCGCTGGCATCGTTTGGTCATGGTGGGCCGCTCGTCGGGGGTTGATCATCCCAATCTCGAGCTCGGTCATCTTGTGGAACTACGGCGGCGGCGCCGGCTCGGTGCTGCAAGTCTGGGCCGTCTGGGAAGAGTAAGGGCGTGCCGCAGCAGCCATTTCATCCCGCCCCTGGTATCGGTAGCCGCTTCATTCTCGTTACCGGGACGGGGACCAAGATTTACCTCCCGTCCGAGTCACACGTTTGGTGGCCGGCCGAGGGCGACGAGGGCAAGAAGGGGAGCTTCCTCGTCGGTCAGGCGCCCGTATCGGCGGGAGGAAACGTCGTCGAAGCGACGGGCTCGGCCGTCGCGGTTGCCGCTGGGAGCGCGTCTGGGGCGATCCTGCTCGCCGGAGCGGGGCAAGCCGTAGCGGTTGCCGCTTCGGCCTCGTCCGGGGCGCGGGTCCTAGCAGGGGCCGCCGCAGTCGCCGGTGTGGCCGTAGGGGCATCGTCCGGAGCGGTTCGGAAGGCCGGCACGAGCGCAGCGATCGGTGTGGCGCGGTCTCTCGGTGACGCGACCAAGCGCGTCGCCGGCTCGGGATCTGCGATCGGCGTCGCGGCGGTAGCCGGTTCAGGCGAAGTGTGGAAGGTCGCGACCGGCTCCGCGGTGGCCGTCGCGTCGGCCTTAGCAACGGCTTCGTTCAAGGCCGGGGGACAGGGCTCGGCCATAGGCGTCGCCGCCGGCGCTGCCGCCGGTACGCGGCTGCAGGCAGGCTCCGGGAGTGGGATCGGCGTCGCGGCCGGCCAGGCGCTCGCCGGCGTCGTTCAGCCGGCTTCCGGGGCGGCCGTAGGCGTTGCGCGTGTAAACGGGGAAGGCGCGGTTCGGCTGGCGAGCTTGGCTGCGGCGGTGAGCGTGGCCGTGACCGTCGGCGCCGGCCAGGTGACGAAGGTCGCGACCGGGTCCGCGATCGGCGTCGCGGTTGCTTTCGCGACCGCTCCGAACCTCGAGATCTTCGTGGGGGGCGTGGCGCTGAAGTGGCTCGTCGAGATTTCGGGGAAGTGGAGAGTCGGCGAGCCGGAGCGGCCGTGGCAGGCCGACGCTCCGACGGATAAGTGGGCCGGCGATCGGCTAGAGAAGAAATGGCAGACGGGCGAACCGATCGCTCGATAAAGGGGAGGGGCCGTGACGATCCGGATCTCGTCGCTGACGAAGGAATACGTTCGGATCCCGGTCGCAGCTCGTGAAGCTGGCGCCGTCGTCAATCCGACGGGACTCCCGGTGCAGCTCGCTTTCGTCGGGCCGAATACCGAGCCGGTTGAGGGCGACTGGAAGACCGGCACGTGGGAGACGGACGGGCCAAACTATTTCGCGCGCGTCGTGGTCGGTCCTGGCACGACGCTGATCCTGGCTGATGGGGTCTACGCGGCGTGGATCCGGATCGGGAATGCTGGTGATACGGAGCGGCCGGTCAAGCTGGCCGGGAAGGTGATCGTCGAATGACGATGCTCGCGCAAGTCGCCGATCTCGCCGAGTACCTGGGCCGGCAGATCCCGGAGGACTCCGCCCGCGCGAAGCTGATCCTCGAGCTGCTCTCCGCGACGATCGAGGTCCGGGCCGGCCAGTGGTTTTCCTACGTGGTCGACGACGACGTCAAGCTCCGGGGAACGTGGGGCGCCGAGATCCAGCTCCCGATGCGGCCGGTCTACGCCGTCTCGCTGGTGGAGATCATCGCGCCGGGCTCGTTGGCGGTTCCGGTGCCTGCTGCGCGGTGGACGGTCGATGCTCTGGGGAAGCTCGAGCTCGTCCGGCCGGTCTTCGTCGAGCCGCTGAACGGCGCCGGTTTCTGGGGAGGGACGAGCTCCGTCGTTCGCGTGAAATACACGCACGGCTACGCGCTCACGCAGGACGCGATCCCGAATCCGAACCCGCTCGGCGTCGAGTTGCTTCCGGAAGCGATCAAGGGCGTCTGTCTGTCCGCTGCCTCGAGGGCCTGGTCGAACCCGACCGCGGAGGCGCAGGAGTCGATCGGCCAGGCGTACTCCGTGACGCACGGCTCGCCGGCCGGCGGGATCAAGCTGAACGACGATGAGCTCGCGATCATCGATAGCTGGGCGATGCGGGTATGAGTCTCGAGACGCTGCTCTCGAAGACGATGGTCGCGTTTACACGTGGCGCGCCGGTCGAGGACGAGTACCACAACCCGATCCCCGGTGAAATCCAGGAAGCCGGCGAATGGCCGTGCTCGCTCTCGCCGCTTGAGGGCCAGGAGCTCACGACCGGCCGGGAGACGGTGATCTCACGCTTCCTGCTGGTGATCGGGTCGAACGGTTATGGGCTCCTGCCGGTGCTGGGTGCCGCTGATCGGGTCACGATCGAGGGGATCTCCTACGAGCTCGAGGGGCCGCCGCTTGCGTTCGAGCGGCCGGGGGAAGGGCCGCATCATCTAGAAGCGAAGGTTCGGGCGGTGACGGGATGACGTATCTACCGATCCGGTTTCTGCATGTAGAGGACTTCGGCGAAGAGCTCGAGCTCGGCGTCGGCTGGCACCGTGTCGCGGTCCTGGTCGAGATCGGCGAGGGCGGACTGATGGTGCTCTCCGGCTTCGCGGCTCCCGATGGGACGTTCCTTTTCGTGAAGGACTCACTCGCCGGCGTCCGGGTCTAAACAACCGAAAGGGGGAATCTGGGATGAGCTTTACGATCTCGGTGAATGGTCACAAGCATCTTCCTGACGCGGAAGAGTCCAGGAAGTTCGAGCAAGCGGTAAAGGATAAGACCGCTGCGTTCGTTGCTTCTCTGATCGCCGGCGCCTAAAGTGCCGGCGCCAAGATTCCGCTACCGGCCGGCCATCGAGAAGACGATCCGGGCGGGCAAGCCGCTCCGACTCGCGATCCAGAAGGCCGTCGGGCTGGGTGCGGCGGATGCGAGGCGGCGAGCTCCGCGGGACGAGGGTGACTACATAAACGGCATCGTCGGCCTGGTCGTACAAACGCCGTTCGGAGCTGCCGGTCGGATCCGGGCGACGGACTGGAAGAGCCGCTGGATCGAATACGGGACCGGGCCGCCGGCGCCGACGCCGGCGTTCGCTCCGCTGCGGAAGGCCGCGATCTCCGTCGGGCTGAAGGCTCACGCTAGGGGCCTGAGAGTCGCGCGATAGGAGGGAGGAAGGATGGGCGAGCACGTGACGGTCGTTCTCTCGCATCCCTGGCGGGATCCCGAGGGCGACGAGCATTCGGTCGGCGACAAGGTCGATCTGGATCCAGACCAGGCTCGACAGCTCGTGAGGGCCGGTGCCGGCCGCTTCGCCACGAAGACGGGAGCAAAGACCGCCGGCGGGGATCCGGAGGACTTCACGCAGACCGCGTCGGTCACGATGCCGACGGAGGTCCGGGAGACGTCGAAGAAGTCGCGCCGGCGTGGCCGCGGGCGCAAGGCTGATCGAGGGGCCGGGCAGCCGGCCGAACTGACGCAGCGACTCGAGAACGAGTAAGCCGTGCCGCTTGTCGTCCTGCCCGACGTCGAGAAGATGGCGATCGATTTCGTCCGGGTCGTGCCGGAAGTCATGGCGCTGACCGGCGGAGAGTCGCGCGTTTACACGCAGGTTCCGGAGAGCGGGGCGAAGTGGCCGCTCCTGGTGATCTTCCAGATCGGCGGGACGCAGCAGGCTCGGAGCTGGCTGCATCGGGCTCGGCTGCAGCTCGAGGCGTGGGACGGCACGCCGGCGGAGACGGAAGGCCAGGGCCGGCAGTACCGGGCTCACCAGCTCGCCCGAACCGCGTACTCGGCGCTGCTGGGGATGGTGAATCTGCAGCCGGTCGGCGCGCCGCTCGGGGTCGTGACCGAGTGCAATGGGATCCTCGAGCCTGCGTGGCAGGAGGACGAGCCGTCGAATCGGCCGCGGTACATCGCAGAGATCGAGGTCGTTTTCCATCCGGTGACGTAGGAGGGGAGGGAAAGTGGCAGGACAGGACAGTGGTCAGGTACGGGCCGCCGTCGGCGGGAAGATCCTCTCGGCGCCGGTTGGGACCGCCGCTCCGGCCGACGTGCTCGTCGCGTGGCCGGCGGGCTGGGTCGATCTCGGGTTCGCGAACGAGGACGGGGTTCGCTTCCGGGAGGCGCGGACGAAGGAAGAGTTCCGAGGCTGGCCGGGGCTGCTCGTGCTCCGCCGGCTGCTCACGGCGAAGGACGTCCAGGTCGTGACCGTGCTCCGGCAATGGAACAAGGACAACCTGAAGGAAGCGTTCGGGGGCGGCACGATCACCGGGGCTGGCAGCGCGATCAAGTTCGCGCCGCCGGCGGCAGGCGTCGTCTGGGAGCGCGCGCTCGGGCTCGAGTGGATCGACGGATCGCTGATCTACCGGCTGATCGCGCTCAAGGCCGACCCGACGAGCGACGATCTCGAGATCCCGCTCTCGAGCTCCGAGCTCGCGGATCTGCCGCTGACGTGGGGCGTCAACTCATCGCCCGGCGTCGATCCCTGGTACTTCCTTACCAACGACGCGGCTTTCTCCTAGACTCGGGCTTGCCTCGAGCGCCCAGCGAAGGGAGCTGGCGACACGTGGCCGAGATCGATCTCGACAAACGCGAGGACGAGAAGCGAGGCGGTGCTCATCGGGTCAAGTTCGGCGGGGAATGGTGGCAGCTCCGCGGTTCCATTCCTGGCCGGCTCGTGAAGCGGGCGAAGAACGTCCTGCAGATCCGGAACAAGCTCGAGACGGCATCGAAGGGCAACGGGGACGGTCCGGACGAGAGCGCGATGATGGACGGGCTCGACGAGGCCGAGGTCGCGTTGCTGGACTTCCTGAAGCCATTCTTCCGGGACAACGCGGAGTATGAGCGATTCGTCGCGACGGAACCCGGCATCTATGAGCTCATGAAGTTCACCGATGGGATCCTGCCGCTCTACGATCTCGAGGGCGGCCTGGGGGAATCGCAAGCCTCGGCGCGCTCCTAGCGGAGCAGTGGGATCCGCTCGAGGCAGACTTCCAGCGCTACTACAGGCTCGATCTCGCGGACGTCGTCTTCGATGACCGAACCGATCTGCGCCGGCTCCGGGCGTTGATTCTCGGACTGCCGCGGGAATCGCAGACGACTCGAGCCGTGGCCGGCACGCCGGCGGCCGAATGGACCGTCACGGCCGAGCTGCTCGCGACGCTCTGCGAGCTCGTTGATCTGAGCAACCGACTCTTCTTCGCGGCCAATCGCCGTAAGGGTGTGGCGATCCCGCCACCGATCAAGATCCGCCGGCCGCAGCCGGGCGACGTCGCCGAACCCGAGCTCGACAAGCCGGCATCGCCGCGGGAGCTCCTGAGCTTCCTCGGCGGTGTGACCGTGAAATACACACCAACTCCGGAGGGCTCGAATGCCGGGACCGAGTAACGCCGGCGAGGTCTATATCGACGTCCTGCCGTGGATGCGGGACTTCGAGCAGAAGCTCAAAGCCGGCACCGAGAGCACGATCAAGAGGATCTCGGGAGGGCTGCAGCGGACCGGCAAGTCGCTGACCAAGTTCGTCACTCTGCCGATCCTGGCCGGCGGCGCCGCGATGGTGAAGCTCGCGAGCGACGCGAACGAGACGGAGAACAAGATCAAGGTCATCTTCGGAAAGATGGCCGGCTCCGTGATCAAGTGGTCGAAGACGTCGATCGAGAAAATGGGGCTGGCGCGAGCGACCGCGCAGGATATGGCGGCCGAGCTCGCGGCGATCTTCCAGGCCGGCGGCTTCGGTGCAAAGCAAGTCGCGGGGCTCTCGGAGAGCTTTACCCAGCTCGCGGCCGATATGGCTTCGTTCTTCAACGTGCCGGCCGGCGACGCGCTGAACGCGCTCCGATCGGGCCTGGTGGGGGAGGCCGAGCCGCTCCGTCGTTTCGGTGTCCTGCTGACCGAGGCTCGGGTGAAGCAAGAGGCCGTCGCTCTGGGACTGGCGAAGGCCGGCGCCGAGCTCACCGAGCAGCAGAAGGTTCAAGCTCGAGCCTCGATCATTCAGAAGTCGCTCACGAAGGCAACCGGGGACTACGCGCGAACGGCCGACGGCGTCGCGAACAAGAGCCGAGCGGCCGGTGAGCAAGTGAAGGAGCTCGGGGCGAGCTTCGGCAAGCTGCTGCTGCCATTCGTCCAGAAGTTGCTCTCGATCGGCGTCGGCGTCCTGAAGTGGTTCGACGGGATGGACGAGGGCGGCCGCAAGACTGTTCTGACGGTTCTCGGCATCGTGGCCGTCGTCGGTCCGCTGCTGCTGATCTTCGGGAAGATGATCATGATGGTCAAAGGCGCAGTCGACGCGTTCAAGTTGCTGAACACGACGCTGAAGGCGAATCCGTATCTGCTGATCATCGCGGCCACGATCGCGATCGCGATCCTGATCATCGCGAACTGGTCGAAGATCAAGAACTTCGTGATCGGCGTATGGAACGCGATCAAGGCTCGCGCGTTGGCGATCTGGAACGGGATCAAGGACTTCTTTGCGCGCTGGTGGCCGCTGCTGCTGGGGATCTTCACCGGCGGGCTGGGGCTGATCGTGGCGATGATAATCCGGCATTGGGGAGCGATCCGCTCGACGACGGTCGCGATCTGGAACGGGATCAAGACGGCCGTGCTGACGCCGTTCAACGCCGTGAAAAGCTTTATCTCCCGGACGCTCGACACGATCAAGAGCATCTGGTCCCGAGTGTGGGGAACAGTCGAGACCGTCGCGAGTCGCACGTGGACGAACATCACGAACTCCGCGCGCTCCGCCATGAATGCGATCGTCGGCTTCGTGAACCGGATCATCGACGGGCTCAACCGGCTGGTGAACGGGCTCGACGTCGCGCTGGGGCCGTTTATCAATCTCCCGTCGGTCCCGCATATTCCGGGCCTGCAGCATGGCGGTCGGATCCGCCGAGCCGGCTTCTATGAGGTCGGAGAGCGCGGGCCGGAGATCCGCTACTTCGACCGGGGCGGGGGAGTGCTGCCGAACTCGATGCTCGAGCGGGTCGTCGAGCCGGCGGCGGCCGCGGCCGCTCCAAGCCGGGGGCTCACCGTCGAGAACTTCAACGTCCAGGCCGTCGCGCAGGATCCCGCGGCGATCGCTCGCGAGTTCGACTGGATGGCGCGGACTACGGGTCGCTGGTCGGTGGGCTGATGGTTAGCCAGTGGGAGTACCAGTTCAACGGGATCCGGTGGGGCGGAGAGAACGCGTCGATCCAGGTCGACGAAGTGACCGGACTCGGGATCCCGGACCTGCGGGAATCGACCGAGCCGCGGCTCGTCGACGATGGCGAGTACGCGGATGCTCGCTTTATGTCGGCTCGTCGGGTGCTCTTCACCGGCAGGATCGCGGCCAATCGCGCCGACAAGACGTGGGAGGACTTGAGCGAGCTCGCTGCGGCTCTGGTCCCTCGCCGCGACGGCCGACCGTTGCCGCTCTCTTTCTGGCTCGGAGACTCTCGGGTCAAGGAGATCCACTGCATCCCGACACGGCCGCTCGCGTATGCGATCGACCGTCGGTATGCGAACGGCGTCATTTCGTGGGCCGCAGAGTTCCTGGCTGGGGATCCTCGAATCTACGAGACGGAGCTCCGGCAGATCAGCATTCAGCCGCGCTCGCTCTCTCAGAAGGGGATTCGCTTCCCGGTCCGCTTCCCGATCAACTTCGGCGGGGGCACGAGCGGGCTCGGTCAGGCGAAGAACGACGGTACGATCCCGACGCCGCCCTACGTCGTGATCCGCGGACCGGCGCTCAATCCGCTGGTCAAGCACGAGGACAAAGAGCAGTCGCTCAAGTTCACGATCACGCTCACGCCGGATGACTATCTGTCGATCGACTTCGTCAACCGGCTGGTAAATCTGAACGGCGAGGTCAGCCGGTACTCGACGAAGGATCCAACGTCGGAATGGTGGGAGCTCGCGCCGGGTGTGAACAACCTCTCATTTATCGCCGACCAGGTAAACGAGATCACGACCCTCGCAACCGTGACCTGGCAATCGGCCTGGCCGGCAGCGATCTAACGAGGGAGCCGAAGTGACCGAAAACAATCCGTCATGGGCGATGCAGGGAGCGATCGACCATCCTGCTCTCGTCGCCCGTCGACAGACGGCGATGATCCTCGGAGAAGGCGTCGGATCCTTTGAGGGGCTCGGGGCGCTTCCGGATGATCTGAAGGTCACGGAGAACGCGCCGGTCGGCCCGAACGTGCTCGTCAAACGAGGCGGCGGCGCGGTGAAGGGTGACTCGGCCATCCACCAGGGCGTCTACACGCTCGAGAATGACGCGGATATCGTGGTCCCGATACCAGGGGTCGCGGGCAATCCGCGGATCGACCTAATCGTTTGCCAACAGCTCGATACGGCCTATGGCGGCGCCGATGATCTCTGGCACGCGACCCGCGTTCCGGGGACGGAGAACGCGAACCCGGTTGCGCCGGCACTCCCACCGACCGCGCTCCTGTTGGCCGAGGTCCGTTCCGAGGTCGGCGTGCCGAACATTCTCAACGCGAAGATCACTGACCGCCGGGTCGCCGCCCCGCTGGTGGCAGCCGTCGGACAGGGGATCATGGCGCTCTCCGGGTTCAACACTCCGAATCTTGGTGCGTCCCAGACCAATCTTCAGGTGGACCGGGTCGTCGAAATCGGTGCCGCCGGCACGATCGGCAAGCGGGATCTCGGGATCTGCCTTCCGTGGGCCGGCTCGATCGTCGGGATCTCTTGGTCATCGAACGTCGCGAAGACCGCGGGAACGGCGACGTTCAAGGTCTACAAGAACGGGGCTGCGAGCAACGCTCAGGCCACGTGGGCGAATGGGCTCCTGCAGGCCGCGGCCGCGTTTGCACGCGGAACCTATCCGTTCGTGGTCGGAGATCTCCTGCAGGTCCGAGTCACGACCGACGCGGCTTTCGCTCCATCAGCTCAAGCCGAGGTCGAAGTCACCATCTGGGCTCAGGTCTTGGGGGTCTGACGGAATGGCCTACCCGAGCACGAAAGACGACTTCGTCGCGCCTATCCCTACCGACGCGATCGGCGCCGCCAGGGCACAATCTGCTGAGCTCGTTACGCAGTTGCAGGTCGCGGTTCGGGCACTCGAGGACGTTCTCGGAATCCCGAATCAGGAGACGGACGCGACTGCGGTCGAGCGGCGGGTCCGACGCCGGCATCGTTCGGCCGACGACTACGGCTCGCTCTACTTCGGGACCGACGTTACCGGGATCGGTGCCGAGACGAACCGGTCGACGATGCAGTTCGCCGCGGACGACGCGAAGGAAGGCGGGACTCTTCACTGGCCGGGCGGCGGGACGGTCGGATTGACGACCACGATCAGGCTTCTCGGAGACAACCGGCACTACGCCGGGCCGATCGCTGCCTATTCGCCGTCGCCGAAGGGCTGCGTTTTCTTCCCTCATTCCACGTGGGCGAAGCCATCGGGTCACAACGCAGGCCGGGCGGGGCTGTTTGAGACAGATTCTTATTACGATGGCGCCGGCGGCTCAAGCGTGCCTGATCGCGGGTTCGGTGTGACCGGGCTGCATATGCAGGGGTTCGGCACGGCTGGCCCATTGGGGGTGGGCGAGGCGCTCAATGGGCTCACCTATTTCCCTGACCGGGGGACGGTGCAGTTCTGCTTTATTGACGGCTTCACCGGACGGGGACACTGGAATCCCGATAAGAGAGCCGACAACTCGAACGCGCCGGCCAACCGAGTCGGCTCCCGGTTCCTGCACTCTCGCGTGCTGGGCTGCGGCAACAATGCGACCCTCGGCTATCAGTACGCGGTGGACTTCGAGGACACTGAACTTACCGACGGCGTGATGATCGATGTGAAGGCATCGGGCGGTAAGGGGTTCCATCTGTACACTTCTGGCGGCTGGGTGTGGATGGCGCTTCACGTCGATCACGTTCAACGCGACGCCATTGTCGTCGACAACTGCGGGTTCAACTTCCGCGTCACCGACTATCTCATCGACACCTACGGGAAAGAAGCCACGGTCGGCCCCTATTACGGCTTCAAAATCATGAACATGGACGGCGGGCCGCCGAGTGGCAACAACCTAGCGGGGACGGCGGTTCTCAAAGGCGGGGTCATTCGACACGATCGCGCCCTCGATAGTTTCCTCGACGGCGGCACCTACGTCGATTACTACTTTCGTGGCGGCAGCGGCAGCGGATATGTCTCTCTCGGCGAGAGTGCCTCGGCCGGCGGTGACCAGGCCAGAGGAGTGAACATCTTCACGCTGACGACGAGTGTGGACAACGCTACCCCGAGCTTCGTAGGGACTGCTCTTGTAGATATGGGAGCCGCCGTTCCGTTCGGTGCTGGTTGGTTCGACAACGAGCAAGTCAGCGTGACCGCTGCACCAGGGGGCGTGGGCGCAGGTAAGACGTGGACCGTGGCACGGGGCGCTCACGGGACTACGCCGGCCGCCCACACTCAGCCGATCTCGGTGAAGAAGCTGCTCAATATCAGCAATCACGCGGTCTTTGACACGGCGAACGTCAGGGTAGTCCTGGGGACCTTCGCCGAGGACAATCACAACCGGATCTTCGCGGCCAACTCCAACAAGGTCTTCTATGGCAGGGAAGTGTCGTTTGCCCACCGAACTAAAGCCTTGCCGACGCCGGTCGAGGGCTATTGGGCTCAGGGAATGGACATCTACATCGACGACGCCGTCGGAGGGGACGCACCGGCCTATCGTTGCGTCGCCGGTGCAACGCCGGGCACGTGGAATGCGTATGCCGCTCTAGTGCCGTGATCGGAGGCCGACGTTGCCCGTAGGGTTTCCGGGGGAGACGCTCCCGCTGCCGACTGTCACATGGGACTCCCAACAGGTCACGTGGGACTCGCTTTCCGTCACGTGGGAGGGCGTTGATCTCTCCGATTCCAAGGCGCCTTCCCTCGAGCAACCGGTCTGGGTTCCGCCCGCTGGCTTCTACCGGATCGAGGTCTACCGGCGGAGCGACGACGAGCTCCTGGCCGAGATCCCGGTGAAGAATCTGAGTTGGGGCGAGGTTGGGAACGATGCCGGCCCGATCGGTTTCGAGCTCCCGAAGTACGACCCGAAATGCACGCGGGAGATCCTCGAGCCGGGCCAGCGGATCATCCGGATCTACCGGGACGACGCTCCCGACCCGGTCTGGGGCGGGTATCTGTGGACCGCGGTCACGAGCTCGGGGGAGAAGGTCGTCCGGTTCGGCGGAGCGAGCTGGTTCTCGGCGCTGGCGCGGCGCTCGGTCACGTCTGACCGGGTCTTCGTCAATCAGGATCAGCTCGACATAGCGTGGGAATTGATCGCGTACACGCAGGCGAAGACGAGCGGAGATCTCGGGATCGCCCGGCAGACCGTCCCGCTCTCGACCATCCTCCGGACCATCACCTACCTGGGCTCGGAGCGGGGGAAGATCGCCGGGATCCTTCAGCAGCTCGCCGGCGGAGACGATGGCTTCGACTTCGAGGTCGATCCGCTTCTGCGGTGGATCGCGTACTACCCGCGGCGCGGCGGGCCGGTCGACTTTATCCTCGAGACGGGGAAGAACGTCTCCGACTATGGCTTCACGATCGACGCTTTCGCGATCGCATCCAACGTCTCGGCGCTCGGCGCCGGCGACGGCAGTCACAAGCTCATCGCCACGGCCAGCGACGCCGGCACGGCTGTCGCATACGGGCTCATGGAAGAGGAGATCTCCGAGGACGACGTCTCGAGCTCCGCGCTCCTGCAGTCCCTCGCCGATCAGGAGCTAGTCAACCGGCGGAACGGGCTCGAGATCCCCCAACTGACCGTCTTCGCGACCGGGCTCGACGTGCCGGTCGGAGTGATCCATCCGGGAGACGAGCCGACTTTGCGTCTAAACGATGGCTACGCCGAGATCTCGGGAACCTTTCACTGCTCGGGGATCACGGTGAATGTCCCGCAGCAGGGTACCGAGAGGATGGTTCTCACGTTCGACCGGAGGGTGAGCTGATGCCGCGAATCCGAAAGCACGGCAAGGATCCAGAGTCGCGTCTTCGGGCGCTTGAGGCTGAGGTCGAGCGGCTCGCGAAGCTCGTCGGGGCACCGCGGCATATCGGGGCGGTCGTGCCGGCCGGCGGCCGGTCGGGGGCGACGATCGTCGGCAACGGGAAGCTCTGGGCCAACGACGCCGGCGTCTGGAAGTCGACGGCGATCGCATAGGGGGCAGGCATGGACGAGCACCAGGAGCAGGAGCTCCCGCCGGATGACTCTCCGGAGGCGACCAAAGAGGCCGGGCTGACCAACCCGAAGACGCTGCTCGAGAAGGTCGGGCTGAAGCGTCGGATCAAGCCGAAGCCGGTCCGGATGCAGGACGGAACCGTCCATCATCCCGACGGTCGAATCGAGGGGCCGTGACCCTCGCCACGTGGCTCGCCGACGTTCTTCGAGACGCTGGTCTGACTGTCTTCGAGGTCGAGGGCTGGAAGACTCGCGGCCGGCCTTACGACTTCGAGCCGATCGGCTACGTCATGCGCCATCACACGGCCAGCGGTCGTGGCAGCGGCAATGCGCCGTCACTCTGGACGGTGACGAACGGGCGAAGCGATCTCCCCGGCCCGCTCGCGAACTTGCTCACGGCTCGGAACGGATGGATCTACGTCGTCGCGGCTGGCTACTGCAATCATGCCGGCGCGGGCGGCCCGTACAAGACCGTCCCGAAGGACTCGGGGAACAAGTATTTCTACGGGAACGAATGCGAGAACGACGGCGCCGGCGAGCCGTGGCCGGGCGTCCAGATCGACGCATCGCGCCGGGCCGAGGCTGCGCTGATCGCGTATCACCATCGCGATGCGACCTGGCTCGAAGGGCACAAGGAATGGGCTCCGCTGCGGAAGATCGATCCGTTCCCAACGAACATGGACGACGAGCGAGCGAAGGTCGCCGCGCTGCTCACGGCTCCAGTCGCCGAAGAAGGAGGGGGACTCTTTATGCCGCACAACGCGCCATCTACCGACGGGTTCCGGACGGGATTCAATAACGCTCGGCTGAAGTCGGACGCCGACGTCTACGCGCAGTGGCTCGCAGCCGAGAACGAGGCGATCCCGAAGGTCGACTCGGACACGTCGCAGAACGATATGGATCGGGCCGCCGGTGAGAAGGAAGGAATTCTGGCCGTGCTGATGGCCCGGCAGGCCAAGAAGGCGCTCGGGCTTCCCGACTAGATCATGGACGCGCTAATGGACGAGCTCGCGAGGCAAGGGCCGCTCGTCGCATTCGCGCTGCTCGTGCTTAGCCTGCTCCTCCGCGGCATTCTCCGGTTCGATCGCGAAGTCCGCAGGCTCGAGGAAGACCGGGACTACTGGAAGGCCGCAGCAGAGCGCTCGCTGGGCATCACCGAGAAGCTGATCAACGGAACGCCGCCCGTCGGGAGGCGTCGGCGATGAGGCTATTTCGACGCAACGGACCGAAGACCACCAACGAGGATGAGAAGCGGAAGACCGAGCGCAAGCTCGAAGAGCTCGAGCTTGAGGCCGAGGCCAGGCTCCGAGCGCAGCAGATCGAGGATCGGCGACTCGCCGAGAGCGAGCATCGCATGGCGGAGCTTCGTCGGGGCGCGGGTCGGAGTACCGAAAGGCCAGGGATATGACGAGGATCATCACGATCGTTGTCTGGGCGCTGCTCTCCGGGCTGGGCGTTGTCCATCATTGGCGCCGGCTCAACAAGGCGAAGCGGATCCGGAGCGCCATAGTGCGGACCGGGATCAATCACGGCGCCGAGATCCTGTCCCGCGGCCGCGTCCGCTCTGAACGTGTCCGGGGGATCGCGAACGCGCTTGCGCTGGTGGCGATCCTGATCGCGCTCGTCGATCCGGACATTCCGGAGATCTGCCGGCGCTCGACTCGAGCCGGCATCGTCGTCGCCGTGGCGCTGCTCCTGATGCTCGGGCTGATGCAATACGCGTCGGTCCTCGACGGCCGGGACGACGAAGAGCTCCGAAGGGAAGAGCTGGGGGGAGGGGAGCTATGAAGATCTGGGAGTGGCTCGTCGAGAAATGGCAGACGCGACCAGCCGAGACGCGTCAAGCTGGGCTGCAGACGCTCGGCGGCTCGTTCCTGATCGTGTACGGCGCCTTCCAGCATGGGGTCGACTTCACGAGCCTCAATGCGGAGTCGCTCGGTGCACTCGGCATCGTCTTCGCGTGGATCGCCGCGATCAAGACGTGGCTGACGGCGAAGAAGCAACGTGATCCGCGGGAGCCGATCGAGGCTTCGATCGATGGATCCGTGAAGCCGGTAGCGGGAATGGCGTCTCCCGGTGGCTGACGAAGAGGTCGGCCAGGAGCCGGAGCTCTTGCCGCCGACGTTCCCGCTCGATGCGATCCCGACCCGGATGATGGCCGGGATCGCCGATATGAAGGACGGCTCGACGACGGTCCTGCTGCGCTTCGTCGTGGCGTGCGGGGATCTCGTCTTCGTCGCCACGCCGGACCAGGCAGACGCGTTCGCCGACGAGGTCAAGGCGAAAGCCGCGCAGGCACGCTCCGGGCTGCAGATCGCTCGGACCGTACCGACGAACGGGGGAGTAAAGCGGTAGGCTGAGCGCACCAAGCAAGGCGCGAGCGGCCGGGGGTTTCGGCTCCCGGCCGCTTTGCTATCTCCGGATGGGGAAGCTCTCAGGACTTCCGGCGAGCGCGCGCAGTCTTCTTCGCGTTGCGCTCGAGCTGCCCGTCGTGCCGAGAGCAAACGTCGATCGTTCTACGGTCGACCGCGTCTCGCGGCGTCCGGCAGAGATCGCAGACGCGTACTCGTTCGACGCGGGTAACTTCCTGGATCGCCATCTGGGGCTCCTTTCGGGGGATGGCTCAGGCTACGGTGCGGCGGAAGACATAGAAGCCGACGGCATGATTCGCCATCGACGATGACCAGACGTGCGAGACGTGCTCGAGTCGCCAGCCGAGATCTTCGACCGCTTCGAGCTGCTCGGCGACGCCGGCGATCTGGCCGCCGAACGAGCTGCCGGCCGAGAGAATGAAGAACCGGCGACCCTCGTCGAGTGCTCGCTGGGCGGCCTTCACGGCGGCGTCTTCCTTCGACTTCTTCAGCAGTCCCATGAGCTGATCCCTTTTCCCAGGTTGCCGAGGCTTGGCAAGTCTACGCGGATTCTGCGGCAGGGAGGGGCGCTTCGTCCAGTCGGGGGGCATGAATGAGGTTGACGGCCTCTCGCATCCGGGAGTCGAGCACGGCGAGATAGCGGAGTATCGGGCCGAGTGTCGCGTGGCCGAGCAGTTTCCCGACGGTCCGGACGTCGGCGCCGGCGGCCAAGGCGTGCGTCGCAAAGGACGCACGGAGAATATGGCTATGAGCCTTGGCCGGGTCGATGCCGGC